GAAACCCCCTCAACGTTGTTCCGATCATCCCGATTCGCAACCGACCTCGTCTGCTGCTCGAGGGCGAGTCCGAGATCGCGGACGTGTTTCGCGTGCAGAATCAGATCAACGGGTTTCTGTTCCTGCTTGCGCTCGCCGGCTACTTCGGCGCTCATCGTCAGAGATGGCTTTCAGGCGTCACGCTCAATAAGGACAAGAGTGGCAGGGACATCGAACCCTTCAACACGGCGATCGATCGGCTCTGGGTGCAAGAGAATCCGGATGCGAAGTTCGGAGACTTCGAGGCGACCGACCTTACCGGCTATATCAAGTCGATCGAGCAGAAGGTACTCCACATAGCAGTCACGACGAGGACTCCTCGCCACTACCTCATCGAGCAAGGACAGTCGCCGTCGGGAGATGCGATCAAGTCGGCCGAGTCGGGACTCGTGAAGAAGGTGGAGCGCAAGATGCGCCCGTTCGGCGAAGGCTTCGAGGAAGCGCTGAGAATCGCGCGGAAGTTCGACGGCGCGACAGATGCGCCAGTCGACTCGGAGATCGTCTGGGCCGACCCGGAGATCCGCACCGAGGCCGAGATCACCGATGCAGCGGTCAAGAAGTTCCAGGCGCGGCTCACGCCCTGGCAGCAGACGATGGAAGACCTCGGGTACTCGCCACAGAAGATCGCTCGAATGCTCACGCAGTTCGGCGGCGTGGCGCCTGAGCCGAGTCCCGACCCCATGATTCCACCGGAGGCAGTTCCGGTCTAACCCACGGCGGCTCTTGCCGCCGGACTCACATGAGGAGAGAAGAAACCATGCCGAACACGGCAGACACACTCACGGACCTAGAGCGCTCTGCGCTTGCGTCTGGACTCGCACGGCTCTACCACGGTCACGTCGTTCCGATCATCCGCGGCGCCGAAGACCCTCCGGCTGACCTACCTGCGAATCCCCCCGCCGATCCTCCAGCAGACCCACCGAAGTCGTTCTCGCAGGCCGAGGTGGACCGGATCGTGCAGGACAGACTCGCCCGCGCGAAAGCAACTCCTCCGGCGGACTACGAAGAGTTGCAAGCCTCTGCCGCCAAGCTCGCAGAGATCGAAGAGGCGAACAAGACCGAGCTCGAGAAGGAGCGCGACAAGGCTGCCAAGGCCGAGGAGCGCGCTCTCAAAGTTGAGGCCGAGGCGAAAGAGATCCGGCTACGTTCCGCGATCCTCGCCGAGGCCGCAAAGATAGATCGCAAGATCGTCGATACGGACGCCGCCATCGCATTGCTCGATCGCTCCACGCTCGAGCTCGACGACGACGGCAACCCGACCAACATCGCAAAGGCGATGGACTCACTCCTCGAAGCGAAGCCCTTCCTGGTCGCTGACAGCGGAGGCGCACGCGGAAACGCGGATCAAGGGGCTCGCGGTGGCGGAGGCAAGCAACTCACCCGCGAAGATCTCAAGACCATGCCCTCCGCTGAGATCGTCAAGGCACAGGACGAAGGTCGCCTCGACCATCTCCTCAAGGGCAGCCAAGCCTAGGCGAACCTTCCTTGACTATCCCGACCAGAAACCGCCTTGTGGCGCTTCATATGCCTACTCCGCGATACGAGTTCCAGGTTCGCAAGGCGATTGTCGTCCTTCACGTCGTTTCTGTGATGGACGATTTCGTCAGCGGTCAGGTAGCGCCCAAGGTGGCGCTCCATCACAAGTCGGTGCTGGAGTACGTAACCCTTCGCCTTCGACGCTTCGGGGTGGTCTGGCGACATTTCGTAGATATAGCCCTGCGAATGGCGGTAGGTACCGCCCCTCCAGTTCGCATGGTCTTGCCCGTGATGCCGCACGGACTTCGGCGATTTGAAACCGCTTCTCTTGGTCGCAATGCCATGTCTCAACAAGTGGTAGCGGATTGTTCCAGGCGACCTACCAAGTCTCCGCGCGAGATCGTTCAGCGAAGCGGCCTCGTCATAGAGACGACTCCACTCGGCGATGGATTCCTCCGTCGGCGCAGGTGCTCCATTACCGGTCCCCCGTCCTGTCATTCCAAGCAGGTGGGCGATCTCGGGATTCATGCCCTTAGTTTACCTGTTACGTAGGAGGAAAAGTAGTGATAGGAGATTTCATACCAGAGATTTGGACCGCTCGAATCTTGGAAGCCATGCGCGCCGTACTCGTGTACGGCGGGCCTTCGGTCGTGAATCGTGACTACGAGGGTGACATCGCGCTCGCTGGCGACACCGTCCACATCACGAACTTCAGCGACCCGACCGTCAAGACGTACACGGCGGAGCAGGACATCACGGTCGATTCCATCACGGACTCTGACACGTCGCTCATCGTCGACCAGGCGAAGTATTTCGCCTTCGACGTCGACGATGTCAACCGGAGGCAGGCACTTTCCGGATGGGTCGAGAGCGTCTCGGCCGGCGGCGCATACAAGCTCGCCGACGCGATCGACACGTACCTGTCGGGGATCATGTACACGGCGGTCAACGGCGGGTCAAACGACCTCGGCGACAAGACCGTGGACATCTCCGACAACACGGCCTACCCGTTGCTCGTGGATCTCCGCACGACGCTGACGAACGACAACGTCCCGAGCGCGGGACGCTGGGTCATCGTGCCACCGGAGTTCTACGCGGCGCTGCTGCAGGACAACCGCTTCGTCGACGCTTCGGCGTCGGCTGACTCGGGTGCAGCTCTGCGGAACGGGTTCGTCGGGCGGGCTGCTGGATTCGACGTGTTCGAGTCCACGACCGTTCCCGAGCCGACGGCTAACCGTTGGGCGCTCATCGCCGGACATCCCATGGCGACGACCTTCGCTCAGCAGATCGCTGATATCCGGGCGCTCGAGCGCGAGCTGCGCTTCGGTGACCTCGTGAAGGGGCTGAACCTATACGGCGGCAAGGTCGTTCGGCCTACCGCACTCGCGTTGGCAACGGCGGTCGTCCAGGCGTAATGCACGTCTGGTTCGTCTCTCCCTGTTGGGGCCGGTTCGCCGTCACACGACTGGCGCTCGCTCAGCGACGCCATCTGTGCGACGAGCTGGCCCTTCGGGGGATCTCTGCCGATTGCGTCGTCATCGCAGACGACGAGAACATCGACATAGCGGGGGAGTTCGGCTTCCCAGTGATCGAGATGGACAACACCTACCTCGGAGCAAAGGTCAACGCGGGCTTCGAGTACGCCGGCGAGCAAGGCGCGGACTTCGTGGCCTTCGTCGGCTCAGACGACTGGCTGCACGCTGATCTCTTCGACATCCTTCGCTACCTACCCGTCCCACGTCCCCCTGTCGTCACCGGGCGCGTTCTTACGCTCGTCGATCTCGAGCGGGGAGTGATGCGCCAGATGAGCACGAGCTACCGCTACGGAGTCATACCGTGGCTCATCCCGAGATGGGTGATCGAGGCTTCAGACTTCCGGCCGCTCCCCGACGAGAAGACGCGCGGCATCGACCTGAATCTTGCCCTCGGACTTGGAAGCAAACCCGAGTGGGTGTTTCACGACCCGCATCCCCTGGCCCGAGTGGACTTCAAGTCGGACGTGAACATGACGCCCTACCGGGCGGCATCGGGATCTCCGGGGAGACATGGTGAGATCGAGGAACCGTGGGAGGCGCTCGCGGAGAAGTACCCGGAGGAACTTGTGGCGCTCGCTCAGGACACTTGCTACCGACTCCGTCATTCAATGGTGACTGTGTGACCACGTTGGGATTTGTGGTTCCGGCGTATCGCCGCTTCGAGCTTACGCGCGTCTGCCTGACGCAACTCCGCCGAACCTGTGAGGAGCTCGGCGAGCACGGCATCCAGGCGACGGCTGTAGTCGTCGGAGACGATCAGAACCTGGACGTGGCGCAGATGCTCGGCTTCGCCACCGTACGACGTGAGAACAATCCCCTCGGGCGCAAGTTCAACGACGGCGTGGAGATGGCATCGCGTCTCGGTTGCGAATACGTCATTCCTTTCGGCACCGATAACTGGATCGACCCCAGACTCATCGTCGGCCACCTTCCCAAGCCTGGAACGATTCGAGCGCACCGTCTTTGCACGCTCGTCCACGAGGACGGCTCACACATGGGCGCGCTCAATGTCAGCTACGACGGTGGCGACGGGATCCGGATCATGCCGATGGCGATGCTCGAGCCGCTGGGATTCAGGCCGGCCGCCGAGGATCGCGAGCGGGCGATCGATACCTCCATGCGCGAGCGTCTGAAGGTGAACGGGCAGAAGCCACCGTTCGACTACTTCGACCTACACCCCCTTCAGATCGTGGGCTTCCAATCGCAAGATCAGCAACTCAACGGCTACGACGAGCTGCGCGAACTGTTCGGGTTCGGCGAGCAGGTGGCCGACGTCTGGGAGCGTCTCGCCGAGCGCTACCCGCAGGAGGCCGTTGACGAGGTGCGCGAGGTGTTCGAGCGGAGACGGGCGAGGGTGCTGGCGTGAGCGCCGTGTACGACGCCACTTGGTACGACTTGGTGATGGTAGAGGCCGACTCCCCGGCCATGCTTCCGCTCGAGGAGAGCCCCTGGCTTTCGACCTATACCGAGGTCGCGAAGATGATCGACCCGCACGAGGAGGTCGTGGATCTCGGCTGCGGAACCGGGCGTTTCATAGAGCTCCTCTACCGCCGCGAGCACTACGCGCGTGTGACGGGAGTCGATTGGAGCGTTACCGCGCTTGCTGAGGCGCAGGCATACGTGAATGTGCCACTCGTCAAGCTCGAAGAGGATGGCCCCCCTATCGAGATCCCGCGGCCAAACTGGGAACTTTGCGACCTCGATGACTGGCGCCCTGACGGACTGCGATCCGGCAACACCGTCTACGTCTGCTCCGAGGTTCTCGAACATCTCGAGGATGACCTCGGACTTGTGCGGCGCGTACCGCCAGGGCACAGGCTCATTCTCACCGTTCCGAACTTTCATTCCGAGTCGCATATCCGCATCTTCCAGAACGTCAGTGACGTGTGGGAGCGCTACGACCGCCTGCTGCACATCCGCCGATGGGTCATGGTCGGATCGGAACGGCAGGGCATCCACATCGCTGAGACGAGGAGAAGGTCCGACTCGTGGTAGCCGTGCTCGAGGACATCCAGGCTAACCGCCACTGGCGGGAGGTGTTCCCTCTGGAAGCGCTCGAAGGCTGCTTCTCGGCGCTGCTTCTCTTCTGTGCGGGAGCGCAGCTCGGCGCCTATGACGGCATCAGGGTGCGTGAGGCGGGACTCCGTGACGTGACGGCGGTAGACAAGAACGGCGCGCAACTCAAGCGGATGCGGGCGCTCTACCCGCGCGAGTGGACGTTTAAGGAGGCGGACGCCTGGGAGTTCAGCGAGCAGGCAGAGCGCCAGTGGGATTTCGTCTCCGTCGATCCACCGACCGATCTCGCTGGGGATGTCGCCATGGCCATCGACTTGTGGGCGGGTTTGGCCGCGCACTCGCTGATCGTCGGGGCGAACGCCGAGATCACGTCCCCCCAAGACTTCTCATCCCTCGAATTACGCAAACGCAGCGAGTTCGAGGGCGGCTGGTACTGGCACGTCTTCGCGAGAGAAACCCGCAAGTGACCACCCTCGTCGAGAACACCCCGCACGCATGGAGCGAGCGGGCGCTTCAGCCTGCTCCGTGGGACTGTGCGCTCTGGTCGGAGGCGGGCCAGGTTCAGCGCTTCCTCGCGGTACTCGATCATCTCGAACTGCGCGAGGGGGACTCCGTGCTCGACTTTGGGTGCGGCTCGGGGCGGCTCTGTGCGTTCCTCCCTGAGTCCGTGACCTATCACGCCTACGACTGGGCCCCGGGGATGCTCGATCGCGTCCGCCGCGACCACGAACGGGCAATCGTTTATGAAGAACTACCAGAGGAGCTCTTCGACCACGTCGTCTGCGTCGGGCCTTTCAACCTGCGTGAGAACTGGACGCGCGAGCAGACCTGGCAACGTCTCGCCCAGCTGTGGACGCTGCACACGCGCCGCACGCTCGTCGTCTCGCTCTACCGCGGACTCGCCCTGCATTCGCTCGCCTACTCGGCTGGATGGGCTGCGGAGTTCGTGGAACACATGGGTTGCGAACGATTCGCGATCGACACCCGGCATCTTGCGAATGACATCGTCTTGGAGATGCGGCGATGAGGGTCGCAACCGCGCATCAGCCCAACCTGTTCTTCGCAGCTTCGATCGTCACCAAGATTCAGGCGGCGGATGCGCTGATTCTGCTCGACGAGGTTCAGTTCACGAAGAACGGCTGGACGAACCGCAACAAGCTCCCTGATGGGCGCTGGCTGACCGTCCCCGTCGAGCGTCATTGCGCCTTCAAGCCAATCAACCGCGTGCGGATCGGAGAGCCTGCGAAGGATTGGCGCGAGTCGCTGATCCGCGCGCTTGTTGATGCTTGGCCCGGAGAAGTGACCGCCGCTGTCTGCCGGGAGATTCTCCGTCCCTATCGGTTGCTAGTGGGGCTCAACGTCTCGATCCTGCGGCTCCTGCTCGACGAGCTCGCACCGAACGTGCTGTGGGCCTTCCAGTCGCATCTCGCCGGCGGTCATGCCGTCCCGGCCGTCTCGAACGACAAGGAGCAGTTGAAGCCGATTTCGACACAGCTCGCAATGATGGTCGAGGAGCTCGGCTGCGACGTTTACCTGAGCGGGCCGTCGGGTCGTAACTACCTCGACGAGACGCCTTTCCTAGAGCGCGGAATCGTCGTCGACTACTGGCACCACGAAGGCCCCAACCCCTGCGCCCTCGCCCTCGTCGATCAGCGAATGGAGGTGGCAGCCTGATCGTGTCTGCGGAACCCGCAACACATGAGCTCGAAGTCTTCCAAGGGGCGTACTGGTCGCAGCGTCTTGAGTGGCAGGACTCGGCACTCGCTCCGATCGACCTGACGGGCTACACGGCCCGGATGCAGGTGCGCCGCACCATCATCTCCGAGGAAGTGCTTCTTCTGCTCGAGACGGATCCCGCTCCCGGAGGTGGTCTCGGCAACGGACGCATCACCCTCGGCGACCCTCTTCTGACCGATGGTGTGATTCTGCTCGAGGTTGAGGCAGGCGCTACAGCCACTCTTCCGGCAACCCCCTTCGATCGCCGCTGGCGCTACGACCTCGAGCTCGTCCCCGCTGGAGGGCAGGTACGTCGGCTGATGATGGGCAAGTTCAAGGTGTCGCTTGAAGTGACGAGGTAGGGCTTGAGTGAAACGCTCGTCATCGTCGAGGTCGAGACCGAAGTTGTCGAGATCACGGATCCCGGTGTTCCCGGCCCTCTTGGCCCTTCTGGCCCGTCAGGCCCCACGGGGCCAACCGGCGATCCCGGCAGCGCCACGACCACGGGCAGCACGGGGCCGTCTGGGCCGACTGGCTCCACCGGGCCTACGGGTGAGACGGGTTCGACGGGCGATGCAGGGACACAGGGCGCGACCGGAGCCGCTGGTGCAATGGGTGTTACTGGATCAACGGGCGCTACTGGATCGACTGGTCCGACAGGGGCCACAGGAGCTACAGGGGCCACCGGGCCTACAGGAGCAACGGGCGTCACGGGTGATACGGGTGTCCAAGGTGTCACAGGAACGACGGGAGAGACCGGCCCTACAGGGTCGACGGGTACGACGGGCGACACCGGTACGGCAGGAGCGACTGGCGCGACTGGGCCAACGGGGCCGACCGGTCTCACTGGGGCCACAGGAGATACCGGCGCTCAGGGCTCTACCGGCGCGACTGGGCCTACGGGTTCCACAGGCTCCACCGGGCCGACAGGTGCTACTGGATCGACTGGGAGCACAGGGCCTACCGGTGCGACCGGGCCTACCGGCTCCGACGCGACCGCAACCGGCCCGACGGGGCCGACGGGGCCGACGGGAGATGCAGGCGCGGCTGGCGCAACAGGAGCCACAGGCCCCACCGGGCCGAGCGGTCTGGCAGGTGTTGCCGGAGCAACAGGAGCCACAGGCCCAACGGGATCTACTGGCTCCACAGGAGCAACTGGTGCCACGGGTGCGACAGGCGCTACCGGGCCTACGGGATCAACAGGCGCCACGGGCGATGCGGGTGCTACGGGTAGCGCAGGAGCAACCGGTGCGACCGGGCCTACCGGTGACGCGGGAGCGGCTGGAGCGACAGGCGCTACTGGGCCAACGGGGAGCACAGGCACGACAGGTGCTACTGGCCCGACGGGCGCTACCGGATCTACTGGACCAACCGGTTCAACCGGCGCCACTGGCCCGACGGGTGCTACCGGTGCGACCGGTGTCACCGGTGCCGCGCAGGTCACCCTCGATGTTCACCAAGTCGGACATGCCCTCGCGGTCGGGGATGTCGTTCGGCTCTCAGGAACGACCTACGTCAAGGCTCAGGCCAACTCGGAGACGAATGCAGAGGCCGTGGGAATTGTCACGGTTGTTGCTGGCGCGGATGACTTCACCATTCAAGTCTCGGGGCGAGTCTCAGGACTCACCGGCCTCACCGGCGGCACCGTCTACTACCTCGATGACGACACCGCCGGGCTTCTTACCTCGACCGAGCCTCCCGATGTCGGAGATGTCTCCAAGCCTCTCCTCATCGCCGATGCGGGCTCGAGCGGCTGGCTCTTCAACATGCGCGGGTTCGTCATCGCGACACCCACGGCAACCGGGCCTACTGGACCTACGGGTGATGCAGGCGCCGCGGGTGCCACGGGAGCAACCGGCGCTACCGGAGCAACGGGTGCTACCGGGCCGACCGGTTCAACTGGCCCCACAGGCGCAGGCTCCACAGGCGCCACGGGGCCGACTGGAGCTACTGGCGCAACAGGTTCAACCGGTGCGACAGGAACTACCGGCCCCACAGGTAGCACCGGTGAGACTGGGCTACAAGGCCAGCCCGGACAAGACGGCCTCGACGGTGTTCAGGGGGATGCAGGAGCTGCCGGAGCGGCTGGCGCCACAGGGGCCACAGGAGCTACGGGTTCTACGGGCGCCACAGGCCCCACAGGTGCGACTGGCGCAACTGGTTCAGACGCGACTGCGACGGGGCCTACCGGGCCTACGGGAGCGACTGGGGATGCAGGTGCGACGGGATCTACTGGGCCAACCGGTGCAACCGGCGCTACCGGAGCAACGGGCGCGACGGGGCCG